CGACGCCCGGGATCGACGGGCCGGCGCCCGGCATGTTATCGACGAGTACGTGTTTCGGATCTCCCGCCTTGCCGGTCGGGATGCCCTCGTGAATGCCGAATTGTTTGAGCGCAGACTGCAGAGTGTTTTTGATCTGCGCCTGAATCATTTGCTGACCGATCTGCTGAAAGTCCCGGCCGAATGAGCTTTTCTGCCCGGTCGCCAGCTTTGCAAGATTGCCAGAGGCGCTATCGAGCGCCGAGTTCAGCGCGTCGTAAATGATGAGGGCGGTACTTTTGCCCTCGATTTGCATCTCGATAAAGAACGCACGAACCCCGTCCATTGCCTTGCGCTGAGCGAGTTCCTGCTCGACGGCGATATGCAGCCGGTCGTTTTCGAGATTGCGCAGCGCGATCTCGGCTTGCAGCGAGCCGCCCCAATCTTTTTGTATGAGCGCGACGGTATCGGCGATTCTGTCGAGCCGGTTCTGATAATCGCCTGATGCCTGCACTGCCGCGTCGGCGATCTGCGCCTGATAATTCCCGTTCGCGTTGCGACCAATCGCGAGCGCCTGATTCGTCGGCCCGGCTGGCATTCCGTTGCGCATGGCGGCATCGAGTTCGTTCTCGAGCGCAGCGTCGCGCTCGGCCCGGGCGCTCACCAGTTTCGCCGCGGCAAGACGTTCGACAGCGTCGGCCTGCTGGTTCAGCCGGGCGGTCGTTTCCGCCGACACATTCGCCCGCTGCGCCTCAAACAGCTCGCGCTCAGAGGCGATCTGCGCCTGTGTGGCGCCGTCTTCTTCCATCTTGGCGAGCCGCACCTCAAGCGTCGCCCGGCGCACTGCCTCGGCCCCGTTCGCCTGTGCGGCGGCAGCCGCCTGTTCGAGCTGGATCTGATCATGCAGGCGATCGATCGCCGCTGTTACCTGCCCGGTATGTTGCGCGTCGTAAGCGCCGCCGAATCCATTTCTCATCGCCTCGATACCCGTGGCGTGATCTTTCATGTATCCGGCATCGAAATAATCCTTGCCGAGAGCAGCCATGAGCTGCGTCTCGACGTTCGCTTTTTTCGTGGCCTCGTAACCCTTACCGATCGCCTCGGTGAGCAGTTCCTGCGTTTGGGTTCGTTCGCGCACTGAGGCCGTCGTGCGATCGAGCGTCTCTTTCCAGTGCGCCTCATCCTCGGCCTGATTCTGCGCGAGGTACTGATTCGTGATCTGGCCCTCTTGTGCTTCGCTCAGCGACCGTTTGTTTTTTTCCAGTTCCTTGTTGACCTCGGCGATGGCTTTGACGGCATCACCGTAAGTCTTGAGCAGGATCTGCCCGCCATGCGTCTCGCCAATTGCGGCCGATTTTGCCCGTATCTCTTCGAGCTGCGCGGCGAGCGCTTTCATCTTGTCGTTGAAAGGCTTGTCGAGTTCGGAGTTCGCTTTCGCGATCTCGTCGTCGTTTTTGCGCTGCGTGAGCGCATAACTGTTCGCCTGCTGAATAGCCTTGTCGCGTTCCTCTGTCAATGTGCGCAGCGTTTCGCGGCCGGTTTCGAGGTTCGCGCCCTGGTCGCTCTGCCCGGCCTGCGCTCCCCATGGCGCGTACTTGCCGGGATTATGCACATACGCCTGATAAGTTGGCGCCTGATTCTTGCCCGATTTCAGTTCGGCGTCGGCGATGCGCTTTTGCAGCTCAGCGAGCGGCCCGGCATAGAGCGCAGTGACATTCGAGGCGAGAGCGGTGACTGCGGCCTGCGCCTGTTCCTTCGTCTTTGCGGCGCTGATCGCTGAACGGCCCTGATCAGTAGCCGAATCGACGTTCGCACGCCAGGCGCCGTAGCCGACCTCGCCGAACAGCATTTTGCGCAGATCATCCGTGCGCGCCTGCCCTGTAAACAGCGCTTTCAGATGCGAGATTTCATTCTCTTTGAGGACTTTGTTCAGCTTGTCGAGATCCGCATCGAGAGAGTCGGCGAGCTTGTCAGCCGCGAGGCGCGCCTCGTCGAGAGCGAGCGCGAGATTGTTCTGCCGCTTGCCCTCCAGCTTTGCGATGTCATTTGCGAGCCGGTCATTCGCGACGCGCAGCTCGTCGTTCGAGGTTCTCAGCGAATTGTTCAGCTCGCGAAATGCGCCGGATAACTTCTCAGGCGCCTCGCGCATCGTGCGGAAGAAATTCGCGACCTTTGTGCCCAATTCGGTGATTACGCCACCGAACGCAACGGCGCCGACGACCGGGAATGCAAGCTTCAGAACCGGGCCGAGGTTGAGCGTATTCGCGAGGAATCGCTCTGCCGCGCGCAGATTGTTCGTCATGCTGCCCTCAAGCACCCGGAGGGCGGCGCTCGTCGCCTGCACATTGCTGACGCCGTGCTGGCCGAATTCCTTCAGCTTGCCGTTCGCCTGCTCAAGATCCGCGATAAACTTCGCGGTTCCTGCCTGCAGATCGATACTGATTACGCCTGCTTTGGGCATCAGGGGAGTCCTTTCAATTCGCTTTCGAGGGTTGCGCGAAACGCTTCAATCGCCGCGTCGGCTGCCGCATCCGCAGCGGGCCGCATGAACGGATGAGCCGGTACCGTGCCGATCTCTTTCTCGTCGGGGTTGTGGCTCATCAGACGATGCCCGTACTCGACCCACATCGCCCGCCGCCCCTCTCTGCCGAACCCGATGCGCACCCGGCCGCCCTGGCCGTTCGTGTCGAGTTCGGTCTCGTATGTCAGAGCCTCGATCAAATGGATCTGATCTTCGTTACGCTCGCCCTCATCGCGCTCGGGCGTGCGGGCCGCGACCTCGGCCAGAATCACGGCGCCGCCCGCGCTCAGCGCCTGCAAAAAGGCCTGCACGACAATCGTGTGCGGCATCTTGCGCAACGCGGTCCCTACTTCATCGAGGCCGCGGACGGTAACGAGTCGTTCTGTTGGCATATCTTTCGCGTCAGGAAATCCCGAATCCTGTCGGCGACTTTTCGCCGGTTGATGCGCTTCGGTTTCTCTTCCGGCGCCCGAGCCGAGGGCATGAAATCGGTCGGCTTGAGCGGTTCCTTTGGCGGATGCCCTGAGAAATTCGCGATCGTGGCCGCGAGGATTCCGACCATCCATTCCTCGTGCTTCGTGCGCTCGCGATGCTGGTCGAGCAACAGATGAAACTGCCGAGGCGTGAGGTCGAAAAACTGCTGATCAGTCAGGCCAAGTACGACGCGGCCCATCGACCAGCAGCTTTCCCAGAGTTCGAGATTTGTTAGTCGGCCCCCTGCGCCTCGTCGCTGGCCGCCGGATCGGCCTCGATAGGGTCGGCTTTCTTCTTTGGCATACTCAGCGCGTACGCCTCGGCGAGCGCCAGAGTGATCGGCGCAAGCGTGTCGAGACGAATCAATGCGCCGGCCGCCTGGATCGTCAGTCTCGGCTGTGCTTTGCGCAGGGCCGCATAGAGCAGGCCGCGCAATTGCATGGCGGTGAGATCCGAGAGATTCTGCAGCCCACTCAGCAGATTGCAGCCCGCAGCGGTTTCAGCCTCGGCGATCGCGTTGAAATCGAAGGCGAGACGATACTGCTGCTCGCCTTCGATTGTCAGCGTCGCGAACTGAACCAGAGGATTGGCCGGTGTTCCGGCGACGGTTCGCGGCATCGGTGTTCCCCTGGTTAGCTGCCGACCGTCAGAGTGATCGCGTTCGAGACTTTCAGCGACGCGCTGATGCTGATCTTTTTGTCAGCCTTGATCGATTCGCCGTACTTCTCGACCATCGCCGTGAAGGCATAGGAATCGCCGCTCGTTACCTGCGTAGCGGTTTTCGGCAGCGTGATTTTGAACATCACGTTTGCGCGCGAGTTGAAGTTGCTCAACAGCGCGGTTTGCCCTGCGTCGGAACTGACGCGGTTAATCGTCATCTCCCAGGTGCCTGGGTTGAGAATCGTCGCGATGAATTCCCTCGCGGACGATTGCAGATTCGTCGCGTCGTCTGACTCGTTCTGGTAGCTGCTCTGAGTCAGATCGACGACCTCGCCGATCGTCGTCCATGTGGGACTTCCGGACGTGCCGGTATTGATGGCGAGTACTGTCCCCAGACCCGACTGGGCCTGAGTGCCGGTGTAAGGCATTTCGTTTTTCTCCTGTGGTTTTGCTTTGGCCCTTAGCCGGGCTGGCTAGGGTTCTACGAACGTGAGTTCGTATTCGGTGAGGCTTCGGTAAGCTCTCGAATTGTTCTCGAAATTGTCGATTTCCATGCCGCGAAAGGCGCACAGGACGCGCGTGCCCTCGCTGAGGGTTCCGCGATAACCGTCGAGCGCATTGCGCAGCGCATTCAGCACGGCTTTGCATTCGGCGTACGAGTCGCTCCACACGTCGAACTGCAGGCGTTTATAGCCGCACTGCGAGCCGTCGAGCGCATAGTCTGGCTTGCTGCTGACAACGAGATATGTGATGCAGGGATACACGGGCGCCTCGGGTGGCGTGACCGGATACACGCGGCCCGCGATAAGCGCAGCGAGGCCAGAGTCGGCGCTGAGCAGCGCGGTGATACCTTGTTCGAGCATTGGTGTGAAATCGGATGATGATCGACCGCGCCGGTCAGCTCGTCGCGGATATCTCAAGGCAAAGCAGATTCACGAG